CGTGAATAATAAACTACGCTCGTCGCCTAAGGCGGTCGAGGTTGCTGCAAATTCCGGCAGTGACGAGGTGAAAAGGAATGGTCGTGTGGTGCTTGCTCATTGCATGTACCGTGTGGGTGTGTTGCCTGAAGAATGTGACACACGCAAATCTGATCGTGAGAGTTCCAAGATGCTCAGCGAGAAGAAAAAGAACAAACGTAGACAAAGAAAACAGTATCGGAAACGAACTGAAGTCTACAGAGGCACTGAAGGAGAAATCCAAAGTGGGTTGATTGAAATCAAGGATTCGAATCAACAAAATTTCGTATGTTTCGGAATTGATCTGCCCGAAATGTTGATGGAAATCAGTCAAGATCTGGCGTGTGAAGAAGAAGTATGTGTGGATGAGATTCTGAGCTACCGTCCACAGCAATACAGTGAAGTATGTGTAGATGAGATTCTGAGCTACCGTCTACAGCAATACAGTGATGTGTGTGTGTGTAATGATAATTATGTGTATGGAACCATTTGTGGTGTTGCGAACCAGGATTGTATTGATGACAATGGCTGGTGGAAGGGTGTGAATGATGTGTGGTGTCCTGAGTATTTTGTGAATCATCTTGAGATTGTTGAATTGTTTCGAAAGTGGAATGCAAAAAGTTGGACGCAGAAAGGTGGTGATGGAGAAGCGACAGTTCCTAATAGGACTGCTCAACCCTTCATTGACCAAATTGAAGAAATTGTGGAGATTGAAGCAATGTTTGCAGAAGAAGAAGCGTCTGATGAAGAAATGGAGATTCAACAGTTTGAAGCTGATTGGAGTGATTCTGAAATGGATGTGGATGATGAAGTGTCTGAAATTGTTGGCAATATGTCGTTAGGCGAATATTTGCTAAATTATGTTGGTCCGTATGATTCTGAGCCTATAATTGTGGATGTGTCTGCGTTGAATGGTGATGGTGAATGGTCTGATACTATGAGTGGGAATTATCCTTTGAATGAGGTGTATGATCCGGAGAATGAGACGCAAGTTGGTATTATCGGAAAATGTACAAATTTCCTGACTAGTAAAATGCTGGGTTTGGTGCCTGATGTTGTGTATAGACGCATCATGGAAGGTGTAGTGGGTCATGCGATCGACGATCACATGAGTGAGATCTTTAGTAAGATTTTCACAAATGCATATCTTTTTACTACTATTATGCGGGAGACTCATAGTTGGTTTTCGGCTTTTAAAATTTCATCTTTGGTGGTGGCTCAATTAGTGCCTGTACAAAATTTGGATGCACTGATGTCAGTGGTTTTTATGTTGTTTGATGTGGTTGCGCAAACGCAAACATCTCTCACGAATATTACCAAAGTCATTGCCATTATTAATTCATTGTTTTTATTACGTAGAAATGTTGTACCTATGTTGGAGCGTATACTTCAACTTTTGTCCCCTGACTTGTTTGCATTGTATAACTTGCATGTGAATAGTGCTGCTTTTGATTTGTGGTCAAATCAAATAGTGGAGTTGCATCATGATATACAAACATTTACCGGTAATACGGAACGTGTCAGATTAGCGCGTGAGTTAGTAGAACAATCGCGAACTTTTTTATTTGATGTAAATTCTAGTCGTTTGCCTCAGCAAATGATTGCTACGTATCGAGCTTTGCAAAACAAAGTTGATGACATTGTGCATGCCTTGCAGAGTTTATCTTGTAAACGTGTTGAACCCTTTTGTTTCCAATTAGTTGGTAGTCCGGGTGTTGGGAAGTCCACAATGGTGGTCTCTTTGGCACAACGTGTTGCTGGTGTTTTGTTACATAAAGATCCGCACTCAGTTAGTGTGTATACGCGTGGAACAACGAAATTTTGGGATCGGTATGTGCATCAAGATGTGGTGATTTTGGACGACGCCTTTTCTCAGGTAGATGATCCATCGACAACGGATTTCTTGAATTTGGTGTCAAACACGACGATGGTCTTGGACATGGCTAGTATTCCTGATAAAGGTACTGTCTTTGACTCGCGTGTGGTTGGAATGACGAGTAACATAGCGTATCCGCAACCAAATGGCTTTTTAAATCATGAAGCGATTTGGCGTCGTAGACATGCATTGATTGCTGTTGAAGAAGATAAGAATGGCGTGTTGCAATTTCGATTTATGGATCCAATGCAAAACTCATATATTACGGCTTTTATGCCATTAGATGAGATGATCCACAAGTTAATCGAGTTGGCGCAGAGTCACGAAGTGAGGTGCGTTCGAGCGAATGTGTTTCAAGATCAAGTGTTGGATATTCGTGCGAGACGCTATGAAGAACCAGAAGAGCTTGCAGAGACTAATCCCTTTGGGGATGGAGAAGCACAAGGTCCTGGATTTGATTATCCACCAAAATACCAGTCTAAGAGAGTGTATCAATTGACTGAGGTTTTGGATGGTGTGATATCATTCACTAGAAATTTGTTTGGTATCGGGGCTTGTGTGACAGAAGATCCTGTGGATGAGTATGTTGACATTCCGAGCACAGATCCTTTTGCTTGTTATGCAGATGAGTTTGAAGAACCTACAAAAATGGGAAGAGCTGCATATTTGAAGTATTTGTGGACGCAGTACACAATCAAGCGAAAGATGTTGATTCTTGGTGGTGCTGGTGCGATAGCTGTGGCTGTAGTGGCAGGTTTCGTAATTGTGCGTTTGTTGGCGACGAAAGAAACTAATGAACCTCAAGTTGAGACTTTGGAGACTGTTGGACCTTTCAGCGAAAGTGGGCCAATGGGTTCTGCGCCATCATATCCGCGAAGAGTGCGAGTGCAAGCTGGCGTGTATGAGAAGGAAGCGGAGCGCAAGATCGATGCTCCAGTAGTTTCGAATGTTGATGCAAAGATCTCTAGTTTGATGCGTAGTAACTTGCATGCTTTTGTTGTTGCGAAGAGTCATGAATTTGGAACAGCGGTTGCTGTTGGTGGTGGTGATTTCATTATTCCCTATCATTATGTATACAATTTGACTGCCCCTACTCTTTTTATAATGTATGATGCTGCATGTACGCCTATTCGTGTTCATTTGAGCAAGAATAACGTGGTGATGGTTGGAGAAGATTTGTGCATGTTTCGCGTCCCAAATATTGTGTCGAGAAACATTGTGAAGCACTTCATCACAAAACAACAATTGGAAGATTGTGGTGAATACATATCATTGGCAAAGTTAGTGACGGTTTCTAATCGTGTGGGCAAAGAACTTGTGCCTTCATTGATGACGATGCATGGTGTGACTAAAAGAAAGCAAGTCACATATTATGATGATGTTGGTGGAGGAATGACGAAGAAATTTACTCTCACAAAATCATGGGAGTATCCATCAAAGACTGTGAAAGGTTGGTGTGGATCACTGTTGGTTGGTGATAATTGTAAGTTGCTTGGTGTGCACGTTGCCGGAAATGTTGAGAATGGAGTTGGTTGGTCGACTGTCGTGACGAGTGAAATGCTGTTAGAAGCGAGGGAGCGAGCTAAGACGTTGACTTTTTTTAAAGCCAATATCGATGGGCTAGATGATCCAGAAATTTCAAAGAAACCGACAATGCCTTTAACTGGTTTCGATTTGAAGTTAGTCCAAACGGTGCAGAGAGGAATCTTCGCGCAAGGTAGGACTTCGTATTATCATTCTGATTTACATGGTGAGTATTTGGAAACAAAACAACCATCAGTGTTGACAAAGAATGACATACGTTTGGAGATAGCCGGTTCGCCACTTTTGAGAGGGTTGGAGAAGTACAATGGGGGTTCGATCCCAGTACCTGAATCAATGCTCTTGGAAGCTGTAGACGTGGTGAGTGACATGCTTCGACACCGGGACGATAACTTTTTTAAGTGTTTCGGTGAGATGACAGATTTTGAAGTCGTGAATGGTCGAACAATGGTTGTGGATGGCAAGCGTGTGAGACGACATGGTTATGAAGGTGTGGCAGTGAATAAGTCTGCGGGTTATCCATACTGTTTGGAAGAAGGATGTGTTGGCTCGAAGCTGATTTTCTTGGAAGACCAGTGTGATGATGGATTGTGGTACAAGACTAGAGAGTCTTTCTTGGATGAGGTGAAGGAACAGGAACAACGGGTGCGTGATGGCAAACGTTTGCAAGTGTATTTTACTGCAACTTTGAAGGATGAATTGCGTCCGATTGCTAAAATTAAGGCAGGTAAGACGCGAGTATTCATGGCTTCATCGAAATTGTGCGTGTATTTGGCTCGTAAGTATTTTGGTGATTTTTTGGCGTGGATGCGTGTGTATCATGGACGATGTTTTTCAGCGGTTGGTTTGAATGTGCATGGACCGATGTGGACACAAATGTGGATGCGTATGATGAATAACTCAAGTGTTGGATTTGCGGGTGACTATACCAATTGGGATGGATCTTTGTCTGCTAGTTTTATGCTTGCTGTGTGTGAAGTTGTGAATCGGTGGTATGGTGATTGTGAGGGCAACCAAGAAATGCGTCGAGCTCTGTTTCTAGAGTTCATAAATTCGCGGTTTCTGGTGTTTAATGGTGTGTTTGAGAAGAATCGTGGAATGCCGTCTGGGTGTGTTGGAACTTCAGAGTTTAATTCAGTTGCGAATCAGATTGTGTTCTTGTGTGCATGGAAGTGTTTGGCGAGAGAGAATGAACCAGCGTGTGTGCCTATGACGACTTACAAGGATAATGTTGTGAGTTTTTTCTATGGTGATGACAATATTCATAGCGTCAAGAAGAAGTGGTTTAATGCTAATAACTGTGGTCTTGTGTTGAAGAAATTTGGGTTGGAGCTGACTAGCGAAAGCAAAATGAAAGAGTTGGACACAGTGAATGATGCACTTGAATCGCATACTTTTATGAAGCGTGAGTGGCGAAGACATCGTAGTGGTCTTGGTTATGTGGCGCCTTTGGAGCTGGATGTGATTTTTCAGATGGTGATGTGGTGTCGACGTGGTGAGCCAAAAGAGGTTTGTGAGTTGCAGACTTGTCGTGCAGCTGTCACAGAGTTGTTCCATCATGGAGAGAGTGTGTATCTTGAACACACGCAGAAAATCAAGAATGCCTTGGCGTTAGTTGACGTCGAGTTGAACGTACCGAGTTTTGAATCTATGGAGGAGATGTGGTGCGCTGGCTTTAATAAATCATTTGTTGACACACAAGGGTGGTTTTTGCCGGAAGATGCGAGGAGGTGTTATTTAACATCTGGAATGGATGCCTCGAGGAGAAATATAGATCTTTCCAATGTGTGTCAAAACGAGAGCCAGAGTGGGTCCTTTGGCGTGACTCGTTCACGACCTGCTAAAAATGAAAGTAAGAATGGTGGATTTATTCATCAAAATGCCGCGCCTACTCGGGAATTTGTGGGGAGAGATGCCAGTATTAACGTCGCTGGTGTATCGACAAATGAGAACATTGAAGAAATGTGTTCAAGAATGACGTTAGTGGAAATACAACCTTGGTCCACTACAGATCCTGTTGGATTTTTGACTAAAATTTCATTCCCTTCAGCTTTGATTACCAATCCGGTTTTCTCACTGTTGAATTCGAATGTTTTTGTGCGAGGTGGAATGCGCTTACGTGTAACGTGTAGTGGCACCCCTGTACATCAAGGTCAATTGGTTGTATATTGGAGTCCTGTTGGAGATGTCCAGCCTGCTCGATCGAGTTTGGAAGTAATGCCACGCATTATTGTGAATGCGTCTGACTTGTCTAGTCAGGAATTGATCGTGCCTTTTGAGAATCCTCGATTTGCACTAAGTGCATACGATACGACATCTGGCGCGGGTAGTACAAATCAATTTGGAACATTGACTTTTGTGGTGCGTGGAGCGTTGAAGGCTGCCACAGGTTCGACAACGACGTTGAACATTGCTGTTCACGCGGCGATTTACGATGGTCACTTCGAGATACCGAAGCAAACTACTACGCCTAATTGGGCTCAGAGTGGTGTTGTACTTGGTGACATCGCAGAAGGTGCTGTTATGAATTCTGTTGGTCGTAAGAAAGCTAAACCAGGACCAATAGCAAAGTTTGCTGATGGAGTTGTGGAGACATTGGGTGGAGTTGTCGTGAGTGGCGCTCGGAAGTTTGTTTCAACGATGCTTGGTGATTTGGATCATCCCTTAGAAGTTGATCCGGCACCTTTGAATATGTTGGGGGATACCTATCATAGTTCAGGGGGTCACAAAGGTATTCGTATGGAAAATGACCAGCGACAGATGGCTAGTGTGCCCAAGACCTTGGATACTGCGGGAGCAGATGAAATGGATTTGCGGGAGATTGCCAAAATTCCTTCTTTCTTTAAGACTGTGAATTGGGCAGCTGCTGCATCTGGGAATTTGTATACTTTTCCAGTAACACCAGATTGGTTTTTCACTCAGCGTACGATAGCTACAGTGAATTATGCAGACACAACTCCTTTGTGTGCAATAACAAATCCATTTGAGTTCTGGCGTGGTACAATAGAGATTTTGTTTGAGTTTCTGGCTACACCGTATCATCAGGGTCGAGTTTCGGTGTATTACATGCCTGGTTACTACTCTTCAACCATACCAAGTGCTGCAGTTTTGGCGAATGCAATTCAGTGGCATATGGATCTGACAGAGTCGAAACTCTATCGATGTGAGCTTCCATTTTATGCTTCTACACCATATAAGCATGTTCTTGGAATTGGTCCTACATCTAATGTAGTGACGTTGGCTGCGGAGCGGTATGCGACTGGGATGTGTTTTGTCCAAATCACGAATCCATTGTCTGCCTCATCATCGGTGGCTCAGAATGTGGACATTAATTTTTATGTTGCAGGAGGTAGTGATTTTGAAGTGCAGTATTTGCGAGATAGTGCTGATTTCTTGTATAGAACACTCAGACAAACACAAAGTGGAGTGCTTGATGATGACGAGGAGGAAGCAGGATTTTCGAGAGCGGCACAGTTGGATGAAAGTGTTCCTGTGTCATTGCCTGTAGAACGGATGCCTTTGAAGATTGGTGATCCTAAGAGTATGCTGTTGCAGCACCACTTGAGACGTGTGTTTCGACGTTATGATGTGGTGCCGCTTGCGAATCATTACAGTGTACTAGCCGTGAGTCCTTTTTCTGATCCACGGAGTTCGGACATTACAAATTGGCTTGAGTATTTTGCCTCTATGTATATGTTTTGGCGTGGGCCCATTAGATTCGCGGCCTATACAGATTTTATTTCGAGCGAGCGTGCATTTAAGATTGTGCAACCGAGTGGTACATCTGCGGCTGACAGTGCGTCTAATTTGCCTGTGGCTTCATTGGATATTGCGCAGAATGGCTTTTTCTTGTCAAACTTTCAAAATCCTTACATTGATTTTGTCTCGCCATATGCTAGTCATCACAAGTTTTGCTTTACGATGCAAGATTTAGGTGCGTTGACTATTCCAATGGGTGGATTGTTGGTGCCAAGTACAGTGCGTGTGCACCATATGGGATCAGCGGGATGTGCTACGAAGTTTTTCGCAGGTTTGGCTGATGAGACGCGGTTTTTCCGTTTCATTGGACTACCGCTGTTCGAAATAAAATAGTTTTATGTGTTTTAAGTAAAACACTTCTTTGTCCGTTGTGAGTAACGGTCGTTGTACACAGTAATTAACTTTAGGCATGTCATGCAAGTATAGTTGAAGGAAACGAGGAAAGGTTGCGGCGACATATAGGTAAGCCAATCCGAAAGGAGGAAGTATTCTAATTGTTCGCTCATCACACCTGACCCTTCTATACCCATGTATTGTTTGAGTTTATACTGTGATTTTGTGTGCTGTGAGTAAGATATAAGCGTCTTGTTCATGGGTTTGTGCGTTGGAGCAACGCACCCGTATTGTGCATCGGTAATGCATATTTAAATTCGTTGTTGGTATGTGTATCTTCCGTGAGATTGGGGCCTAAGGCTCGTGTTTTTTAAAACCTTTAGAATAAAATTTTAAAATAAAATTTTAAGTGTGTTTCAGAAAATCGTAT